TTAAAGCCCGGATCGGGCAGCAGCTGCTGCATGGCGATCTGCTCGCCGGTCGCCGGGTGGGGAATGAGCACCGCCGTGTTGGTCGGGTCCTCGGTCTCCACCGTCAGCCCGCGCCGTTTGACCTGCCCCTCGGTCAGCGACAGCACCGAGCAGCGGCAGCGAAAGCCGTTGGGCGGATACCACGTGTCCCAGAACGGGTGCTCGGCCGGAAAGACCTTGCCGTCCATGGCCCGGTGGGTGGGCCGGGTGCGTCGGTCGTTGACCGCGTTGTACATCAGATACGGGAACGACCCGGTCCGCTCCTTCTGCCGCTGCCAGCGGCCGGCGTTGTAGGCCGTCTGGATGTTGGTGCGAAAGATGTTCTGCACCCGCCATTCCCGCTTGCCGCTCCAGCCGCGCCGGGCGAAGATCTCGGCGCACTGCTTCTTGAACTCGCCGTAGCTGATGCCGTCCTCGATCGCCCGCTGCAGCGCCTGATAGACGCTGCTCAGCTCGTCACCCTTGGCGATGCCGGAGACGGCAAAGGCCTTGAGCCGCGCCTCGTTGTCCAGCTTGGCGAACGCCGCCGGGCCGAGCTGGATCTTGTCCTTCCAGAAGGCGATCGCCTCTTGCATCGGCAGCGCTTCAAGCGTCAGTGTCATCGCGCCCCTCCGCCGTTTCTTGCTCGGCCGTATAACTGCCGTAGAGCGATGCCGCCGTCAGCGTCCTGGTGAGCAGATCGCCCAGGGCCTCGGTTTCCAGATCCGGATACAATTCGAGCAGACGCTCCATCGCCTCTTCATAGGACTCGGCCGACTCCACCACACCGAGCAGCCTGGCCTCGTTGGCCGCAAGGATGTCCGTCGCCGCCGCGGCGCTGCGCTCGGCCAGCCCTTCCAGAGCTTGCTGCTCGGCGGTAAACGGCTCGTCGCTGCGGGCAAAGTCGGCGCCGGTCTCACCGCCGCCGGCCGGCCGCACCGCCGGAGCGGCCACCATCTCATCGTCGTCGCGATACTCCTCGCCGATGCCGAACTTATCGTAGGCCCAGCGCAGCGGCACCCGGCCGGGCATCGCTTTGATCGCCAGATTGGCCACCGCCGCCCAGCCTTTGGGCGGCTCCTGTTCCTCGAGCCAGACGAACTTCGGCGGCGCCGCCTTGTCGCCCAGGTTCAGCTCGGTGATCCAGGCGAACAGCCGGTTCATCACCCGGCCGACCAGCTTGCCGTCGGCCTCGACGATCTCGTCGCGCAGGCCGCTGTGCGTCTCCGCCGCCGCCCGCGAACCGGAGCTGCCGTCCATCTCGGTGGACAGCGTCTGGCCGACCAGCACCTTGCTGATCTCACCGTTGCAGGTCCGGATCAGCCGCTCATGGATTTCCGGGTTGGCACCCTCGGTCAGGTGAAAATCCACCTTCGCCCCTTCCGGCACCACCGCTACCGGATCGACGACCATCGCCACCAGCGCGCTAAGCAGCTCGCGCCGTTGAGGCTCTTCAGCCTTGCCGCCGAGCTGGGCGATAATCCACGGCAGGCCGTACTTCTCTGCCAGCGTCACCCACCATTTCCAGCCGGAGTGCTTGAACAGGTACGGCCAGTAGCAGCGCGACAGCAGCGCCTCGCCGTAGGGGTTGTCGGTGCTCGCCATGTGGGAGGCAACCAGCGCTTTGTAACGCGGCAGCGCCATGCCGAAGCTCGGCTCGGTCAAGCTCAGCAGCCGCCACTGCACCCCGCTGTGGATCAACCGCCGGTTGGGGATGTCGCGCAGAAACGCCGGCAGCCAGACCCCATCCTCAAAGCGCCACACCACCTCCAGCGCCCGGTGGCCGCGCAGCGCCGCCTCCTGCAGAATGCCGAGGCTGTTCTCCAGCGGAAACTCCTCATGCTCTTCCAGATCGGTCAGCGCCTGCTGGCACAGCTCGGCGGCCCGCACATCGGCGCTCTGTTCACCGCCGGCCTTGACCTGCCATTCCCGGCGCAGCATACCGGAGCGGCGGTCGATCACCTTGGCGATGACATGCGAATCGGAGAGCACCTGGTCGTAGACCTGGTGGCTCAGCCCGGCCTTGCGCAGCACCTCGTCGGGGTTGGGCAGGGACGACAACCCGAGCACGAAGCTCGGGTCGCTCGTATGATCGGCGATCTGCCGGAGCAGCTCTTCATTGTTCATTTCAGAACCCCCTCACCATGCGGGACGCCTGACGCGGAGCGGTCAGCGGAACAAAATATGCCGGCGGCATCTTGTTCAACGCTGCGTACTCCGCCAGGGCCAGCGATATGGCAAAGTCGCCATGGCGCACCAGGTCCGGGTCTTTGAAGTCTTTGCGTTCGACCCGCGCCACCATGGGGATGCCGTCGATTTCCTCGACCGTCCGCAGGTCCTGTTCAAGCGATGCGTCCCGGGGCAGATCGTAGATGTCGTCCTCGAAGCACGTGATCATCTTCGGCATCCACGCCCCGTACCATTTGCGCGACAGGTCGATCTGATGGATACAGTCGCGGCCGAAGTCGGCAGCAAATTCGTCGGCGGTATACTCGGCCATCTGCTGTCCCGGACCGGTCGCATCCATGGCCGCGCCCGCAAACCGGGGCAACCCCCTGAGCACCGCCCACCAGATCTGCTCCTGCTGCCGGTTCGGGACGTTGTTCATCTCCACGACGAACGGCGCTTTCCGGTCGAGGTTAGGCTGGATGGCCAGCGGCGTGATGACCGAAAAATGACGGTGCCTGGCAAAGTCCATTCCCGCCACATGCTCAAGCGTCGGATCAAGCGCCACCAACAGCGGGGCGATGGACCGCTTGATGAAATCGTCGGCCCAGGATCTTCGTTCGCTATCAGGCCGGCGGACAAAATCATCATCGAGCGTTGCCCGCAGGATGGGCCGTTCTTCTTTCATGGCCCGCTCGATCCAGACACCGGGTATCGAGACGCCGCCACTGTCCCGGGGTATCGCGTCCAGTTCTTCGCGCATGGCCGCCTTACGCGGGCCGTACGCTGCCCGGATGCGTTTGTACCACTCCTCTTTGCCGGCCGGGGTCGGCGTCCAGCCCTTCATCAGGCAGACCCGCTCGTACAGGCCGTTCTCCACCGCCTGGTCGAAGGTGACCGCAAAGACTACGGCGTCGCTTTTCTCTCCGTACCGACCGGCCTCGATATCCTTGATAAGCTGGTTGAACGGGTTGCCCTTGCCGTTATGCGAGGAGATGATGACAATCTCGCCGCCCCAGATGAGCAGCGCGGTGGCCGCATCGAGCACGCCTTGGACATCGGCATGAAAGGCTGCCTCGTCGATGCGGACCTTGCCCTGCAGACCGCGGATGTTGGCGGGGCGGCTGGAGAGCGCCACGATCTGGTACCCGGAGGCAAACCGGATGCGATAGGCGTTGATATGCCGGGAATACCCCTTGTCGTCCTGGTCGTCGAACAGGAATTCTTCAATCCCGGACACGCCCTGGCCCTGGGCCTCGGCGATCACCCGGGCAAACTTGGCGCAGTAGCCGACAAACTCCAGCCCTTTTTCTTTGGTGTCGCCGATATAGTAGATATTGTCGCCGCCGGCGCTTTTCCTGCTACCGGCGGTGATGGTGTCATCCAGGGCCTGACAGAAGGTGATGCCGGTCCGCCTTCCCTTCGGGCACACCTTGATCCCGGCCTTGATGGCCAGCCAGGCAGCCTGGTGCGCCATCAGCACACCCTCGGCCAACGGGTCGAACCCTTCGGGGATCTCCCGGGCCTGCGGCGGCAGCTCGTCCCATTCGACCACCCGAATCGTACTTTTCAGTGGAGTAAGAGCGCCCATCTACGCGACCCCCAGTACTTTGCGCCGCCAGAAGTCAGCCTGTTCGGCATCCATACCCTGGGCGCGAGCTTCATCTTCCACGGCCGCGGCCGCCTGTTCGAGGGCCTGTTTGCGGATCTCCGCCTCGCGTTTGACGTTCAGCGTCGCCGAGGCCTCGAGACGCTGCGCAGCCAGCGCCAGGGCCTTGAGGTTGTGAATCACGTCCGGGATCGTCTCTTCATTCAACTCGGCATCCTGCAGCTTCAGGCTGAGGTCGAAGGCCAGCGTCCGCAGCACCTCGTTGACCAGGTTACCCACCTGTCCCTGGGGGGCGGCGCCCAGCTTGCCGATCCACATCCTGGCGATCTCTCGGGACTGCTGCAGCTTCTCGCCGGCCTGCCGCATGGACAGGCTGTAGCGGTTAACCGCCGACTTGCTCAGCCGCTCATCGCGGCCGTCCGCCTCGAGGATCTCGTTGATCCTGGCGGTGGCGTCAAGCTGCGTGACACGCGGATCGCGCAGCAGCTCCTGCAACCGCTCGAGGATATCTTCGGGCAATCTGTCGATGGTCGAGGGTTTGCCCATGCTCTACAGCTCCGGCACAGGCCGCTTGACACCGGGCACGACGGTGGCGCCGCCGGCGACATCGAGACCGCGCGTTGTCAGTCGGGCAACCTGTACGCCGATGGTATCGTCGATGGCGATCAACCCCTGTTCCGCCAGCCAGGCCAGCTCGGTGCGCAGCCGGTCCAGGCTGATATTGTGGCCCACGGCCCCGAGCGCCGCCCGCAGCACGTGCTCGTTGTGGCTGTAGTCGGCATCTTCGGCAAGCACCCGCAGCACGACGAGCCGCAGATCTTCCTGTACAAGTTTGGCAAAGCTCATCACGGCTCGATCCTCAAATGGTGTTGGTTGAGCAGGTCTACGGCCCGGTTGATGCCGCTCAGGCGGCCGTCAAGCGTCCCGAGCTTTTCCGTCAGCGAGCCGATCTGGTCGGAGAGCTTACCGATCTCCGCCCGGCTCGGCAGATGGTGCACGTCCCGCTCGATGTCGGCGATCCGCCGCAGCCGCTCGTCGCAGTCGCGGTCGCGCTTTTCACGCGCCGCGGCCAGGCCGGTGATCGACACACCATGACCGTTCACCGTCTCCTCCAGGGCGACGAAGCGCTTGTCGGTGGCCTTCTTCCGCCGGTCCCACCAGACATAGCCGCCGATAGCCATAGTCCCGGCGAGTTGGGCCACATCGAACCAGAAACGCCACACCGTGTAGTCCTCAATCACGCGCCCCTCCCGTCCGTTCAAGCTGCTCGGCGCAGTGCACGCAGTGCACGCAGCCGGGCACAGCCAGCCGCCGGGCCTCGGGAATCGGCTCGCCGCACTCGCGGCAGACCAGCGCCGACGGCCCGCGCCGACGGCGGCAGGCATGCAGCGCCAAGGCCTGGCGGCGGTCGCGTTCCTCGAACTCCTGGGCTCGGTCGAATTGGTCCATGCTCCTCGCTCTCTGTAAACGGTAACGTCCGGGGCACGGCTGGTAAGACCCTGCCCCGGCGCAGGCCGGTAACCGAAGGCTGGCGGTTTCTCGCTCTGGGGGGGCGAAGCGACCTATGGGGTTACTACTACTCGGATGGGTAGTGGTTTGTTAGCGAAGCGTTTCGGTATGTGGGGAAAAACGGCGGGGCCGGGGATGCTGGACCTCCCCGGCAGGGGAAACGGGGATCTCAGTTATCTCCTCATTTCTGTTGGGCAACGCCTCCCCCGTTCGGTATGATGATGGCAGTGTCCCCACACCGACCACTCACCACCCGAACGGAGGAACCGTCATGAAAAGCAGCGCCACCAGCACCACGACACGAGAGCCGTACGATTGCCCGAAAACAGGACGCCGCGAAACCGTCGCTATCGAGCACATAACCATGATCCATCGCAGCAGCCGTTCGCGCACCTCGGAGGCGGCGTCCTTCACCAGCCATCACGTTCGGGAATGCACCGGTATGGCGGTCTGCGGAGTACGTACCGATCACGGCAGATCTTCCTCGTTTGCCTGGGAGCGTTGTCCTCTCAATATGACCTTGAAGAAAGGATAACAGTTCGGCCCGCCGGTAATGAACGGCAGGCTGTCGATCGGGATCTCGATCACCCGGTTCAGGCTCCCGTTGCTGTGCAGGCACTGAACCTCGATCGTGTCAAACGTTTCACCGTCCAGATAGTCGACGAGGTCGAACGTGCAGATCGTCTTGCAGTATCCCTCGGCTTGGCGCTGAACGAGTGCCGTGGTCTTGTCTGCGTGCTCACTCATGGTTCCTTGTCTCCATTCTCCTGCAATAGCGCGCCCGGCTAATACCGCGCCAGCCGGGTGAATGCGCCGTATACCACCAGCCCCACGCCCAGCGCCAGACTGGCCAGGGTGGGGGCGGTGGCGGCGAAAAAGCTGCCGCTGAGCATCGCCAGCCACGGCCATGCCCGGTACAGCGGCTCGGGTATCCAGATCGTTCTCATGGCGTCACCTCGCTCAAAAGAGTTTCAACTGCCGGTCGGCCGACTCCGCCGGGCTTGGCGGTTCGGCCAGAATCTGTTCGATGCGCCGGGTCGAGAGCCGGTTTTTCAAAGCCAGCTCCTTGACTCGTGCGCCGGCATCATAATCCCGCCGGATGGCCCGGTCCCTGATTCGCCGGAAAAAATCATCGGCGTTGCGAATATAGACGCCGATACCGGCAAAGACCTGGGACAAAAACAGCGCCATCGCCACACCCTGACCCGGCCGGTGCGCCTCGATGCCGCGCGCCAGCAGGACCAGATCGCCGGGCAGCTCGTCGATCGACGGCAGGTGCTCCGGCGGGATGTGGATGATCTCACGCTTCATGTTTCACCTCTGTCCGTTTGCACCACTCCACCAGGCTCTGGCAGACCCGGTTGGTCAGCTCGGCATCACACCACTGGAGCCGGTCGACCCCGGTCATCCGCTTGACGTAACGGTTCAACCCGCGCTCTCCCGGCTCACGCACCACGCCGGCATCGGCCAAATTGCGCCACAGGGCGGCGATCTTGCGCTTCTGCGCCTCGGTATACGACGGGCGCGCCGCTTTTCTGCCCGGCTTCGCCTGCCATCCGAGCCGTTTCAGATGCGCCAGCAGATCCCACGTCTGCCTCCGACTCAGGTCTTTCGACGTGGCCAGCCCGTAGCGGTCCAGCAGCAGCTGGTGCTTGTCAATCCCCAGCTCCTTGCAGGCGATGTTGATCTTGGCGTACTCGGCCCTGGTCGGCATGTCACCACCCCAGCGTAGCTTTCAAAATCCGTGCGCCGAGCCCAACCACATAGCCGGCCGCGACAAAGCAAAAGATCACGAACATAACCGACGGCAAATGAACATCGAGTCGCCACCCATGGACCATCGCCCACAAAAACGCAGTCGCCATCAGACCGAGAAACACCCATCCCCAGATATTCATGATTGCCCCTCAGATGTATTGACACCGGCATCGTCCAGCCCTTGCACGATGTCGATCTTCTTGTTCGCCGTGACGCAAATTTGCTTGTACCGTTTCATCAGCCGTTGATGTTCCTCCCTGGGAATGCGCTTCCGCTTAAAGCGTTTTTCGAGCGCATCGAGTTGTTTTTCTGCAGCGAGGATCTGTTTGACCAAATCTTGCCGATAAAATCTTTTGACGAGATGATCGGGAATAATCTTTGCCTCCCTGACTGTCTCGACGATAAGGGTCAACGCTTCCTTGGACAGGTCTTTCGTTTTGATCTCCACAGCTGTCACCTCCTGTCAGCAGAAACCAGCCGGTACCGGCTGTAACGTACTTGGTCGCCGAATCGGTTGACTCCCTTGACCAGTGTTGCCTCGATCGGATACTCCTCGGCCAGCTCGGAGATCCGCGCCGCCAGTCGGTAGATCCCGTATTCCCGGATCGCCTCCACCGGTGTGATCGAGCCGAATTGTTGCAGATGCCGCAAAATCTTCTCTCGCTGGGTCATGGCAATCCTCCTCTACTCACGGTCATCGTCGATCTTGCCGATCCGCTCCAGCATGCTTTTGAAGCCGGGGCTGACCTGTCCGCTGGCCACTTTTTCGTCAAACTCCCGCCGGGCTTTTTCCAGCGGGTCATAGGTCTTCACCGCCTGTCGGGGCGGACCCTTGCGGATGGCAGCTTCCTGCCGCCGGTCGACCTCGTCGGCCAGCTCCCAGGCCACCGTACGCAGGTAGTTATGGCTTTTCATCGGCAGGGTGAGCCGGACCCGCTGCTCGACCATCTGCTCCATGGCCCGCGCCCAGACCGCCGGGCTGCAGGTCCGGTCGACCTTGCCTGGCGAAGAGACCCAGCCGGCGCCGATCAGCGTCACCAATTCACCGACGATGCGCTGTGCCTTCGGCCATGACAGGCCGCGCTCGGCCGGTCGAAACAACCCGAGATACCCGAGCGCCGCCTTCGGCAGCGGTGCGGGCAGGGCGGCGATCGCCGCCAAAACATCGCGGCACACCGCATCGTTAAGCCACGTCTCGGCACTGGCAATCGCCCCGCAGGTCGGGCAGATCAGCTTCATTCGGGGTCACTCTCCAGAACGTCTTCCACCTCTTCGCCAAGCTCGCCAGCCAAAGCAAGGCCGCACTGCTGCGCCATGGTCAATCGCTGACCCCTTTCCAATCCGGGCTCAAACGTGATCTTGACCGAAAAACCGCCTTCATCCTTATCGTCTTCAAAGATAACGATCGCTCTGGCCATGCTATCCTCTGTCTTTTGGTTTCTGTCTTCTGACAACGACTGGCATCGTCAGGCCGGAGGCATCACCCCCCGACGACGCCGGGTCAACCGGCGTTTCGCCTTACACTGCGGGACTGACGACCGGGTTCTGGCGAAGCAGCTCCTCGGTCTCAGATCCCTCGGCAAGATCAGGCAATCTGCACAGGTCACGATGGCCGGCCTGATAATCGACAATCCTGCCGATCATCAGCCGCACCGCCTCCGCTTCCGGACTGCCCCAACCGATATGCTTGCCGACCAGGGCCAGATATGTCTCCAGCATCGGCACCACCAACGTGTCTTTGGCTAGGAAGACCACGCCGTCCTCGCTGGTGAACCGCTTGCCGTTGTACGGATTAAAGGCTGCAAACCGAAACTTCCGGTCGATCTCGGCGCCGGTCGCCTCCAGGTTCTTGGTCGCAGTCCCGCAGATCGGGCAGAAGAAGATGTGATGATGCTGCAATCCATCGCCGATAAAGCAGTCGCAGTTCATGTCGTGCCGTTCGTTGTGTTCGTTCATAATGTTCTCCTCTGGTCATAGGTGCAGGTGACGGTAACCCCGCCCACCTGGTCGTAACGAGATCCGCCATACCAGCCGCAGCGAATCCAGCGTCTGGTTTGCTCATCGCGGTAAACACAGGTGCTGTTGATCGGACAGTCAGCTTCGGTCGATTGTTCGCGGTGGATGGCCCGGCGGATCGTCTTTCTCATGGGTGCCTCGCTCACACGGTGGAAAAATCCAAGGGAATCTGCCGGTAGTTGCCGCCTTCATCCCGCTCGTACAGCCTGAAATAGGTCCGTGAACCGGTCACCGTCAGACTGTCGCTGATCGCCTCCATGGCTCGCCGCCACTTCTCGTCGTTGATGTTGAGCTTGCGCAGCCCCAGGATGCGTTTGGCGTTGATCTTCCCTTTCTTGTCCACCTGGAAGGCATCCTCTATCAGGGCGCGCACCTCGGGCCGCGAGTCGCTGGTCCATTCCCGCAGGCAGGTGTCGATCAGCGCCTTGGCCGCCTGCAGGGTTTCGTTGAAATCAAGCAGGTCGGAAACCGCCCGCATCAGCTGGTACCTGCCGTCAAAGGAAGTCAGGGTGACATTGCCGCGCGCCCCGCCCAGAGTGGCCCCGTACTTCTCGGCGGCAAGGTCGAGAAACGCCTGCATGTCGTCGGCGAGCTGCAGTTTGAAGGTGGTGACCACGTGGCTGATGTTTCGGGCCTTGGCAACCGCCTCCAGCACGAATTCATCCCGGGCGAGATCTTCTTCCTTGATGGTCTCGATCGGCACCAGGTGCCCGAGACTGTTTTTCTTATAGCCGTCTGGTATGTTCTCGTTCATGGTGGTGCTCCCGTAGATTTCTTTGACCTTGGCGGCTACCGCGCCGGTGTCGGCCGAGTAGGTGCCCGCCATGATTCTGCTGATGGTCGACGTGGAATAGCCGAGCTTGCGGGCCGCAGCCGCCATGCTGCCCTCGGCCGCCACCGCCTGGTGGAGGAGTCGTGTCCAGCTCATGACGCCTCCACGCCCTGCCCGAAGTCCGGCAGACAGTGCGCCGCTCGCATGTGGTTCCTGATCTTCGCGGCGGCAAATTCGAGCGCCGCCAGGGTGCAGGCCAAATCCTTTGGCGTTCGGCGCTCGCCGGCCTCCAGCCCAGACACATACGCAACCAGACCGGTAAGCGGACCTGACGCCCGGTCCCCGTCGTCGATCGGGGCAAGCAATTGGCGGGCGCTTCGCTGAATCCTGCAGAGGTGGACATCAGACCGTACATAATCGCTTCGAGTCGCGGCCGTTGTCTGTTGCATGGACACCACGTCGTCAATGATGGCCCGGGCGATCGCCCGCACGCCATCACCGGTCAATGCCTGGTGTTTTCCCATAGCCTGTGCTTTCATTGGTCATCCCCCAAGGTTTGTATGAGTTTTCGAACCGTGCCCAGCCCGTCGCTGATCTGGTCGAGGGCTCGCCGCAGTTCTGTTTTTCGTTTACGGCGCAGGGCCCGAAGGCGTTTTGCCTTGGCCGTGTCGAGAGGCATCTCGACCAGGTCGGACCTGATCAGCCGCCACGAGCACTCCTGATCGCTGCCCGCTGGCTCGGCACGCCGGACAACCCCGCGCCGGGCAAGCATCTGCAGCCATTCCTCGGCATACGACGCGGCCACCCCGGCAAACTCCTGCAGGTCGGCGACGGTGACGCTCTTGCGCATCCGCAGCGTTCGCCACATCACCTCCCGCCGGTCCGGCTCCCGCTCCCGGGAGGCAACCGCGTAGACACCTTGACGTACCCGGCTGGCCCGGCCGCTCTTGACCAGGTCGGACAGCGCGTTGGTCATCCGTTTGTGCTCCGCCCGGGTCTGCAGAAAGAGCGCGCAGGACAGCTCGTCCACGCTCACCTCGCCGCCTCGTTTGCGGGCCTCTTCGATCAGTGTTTCAAGGACGGTCTTGGCAAAGGATTGCTGCGCCATCGTCTACCCCCTCAGCCCTTGCTTGATCGCCGCTCGTACCATGTCCAGGTCCGGCTCCTGTTTCCGCTTGGCGTTCATGATGTTGACCAGGGTCACCAGATCCCGTTTGATCACCCGGAAACAGCCGGCCGATTCACGATGGAGGACCTCTGCAACCTCGGCGGGCAGGTCGATGCCGGCCGCCTCCCGGGCGAACATCACCACATCCCCCAGGCCGAGCGGCTCGAACTCCAGCTGCTGGAAAGTACGGTTCCAGATCCTGGTCACCTGCCGCATGTGATACTGCAGCTCGTCCTCGCCGATCAGCACGAACGGCGCCGCGGACAGATCGGAAAGATCGCGCACCAGTTCGAGGTGCAGCCGCGGCAGCTTCTCGATCTCCTCGACGAACACCGGCCGCCCGCCCTGCATGTTCAAGGCGTCGAGCGCCGCCAGAAAGGCGGGATCTTTGCGGTGCGGTACCGTCTTGACATCCAGCTCCCGGCACAACGCCTGGAGAAAGCCAAGCTCGGTCTGCCGCCAAATGGAGAGACAACGGACGAAGGCGCAGCGGTTGTTTGCCGCGTACCATTGCGCCGTCCTGGTTTTGCCGCGGCCGGCCGGCCCGATCACCGCCGCCAGCCGGCCCTCGCCGGCGGACAGCATCAAGGCGTCGAGCATGGCCTGGAAGTTGCGGACATTCTTTACGTTGACAAATGTTGGTTTGAGCCGTATTTCTTGCATCACACCTCCGGCGGATGTTGAGGTTATCCGGCGGCCGCCTCACCGGCCGTCGGATGTTTTTGTTTATAGAGTACCGCCAGCGCCGCCCGCTGGCCGTCCCAATAGTCCTTGTCCCGCTCGAATTCCGGCATCTGCTCGTACACCCGCATGAAACGGCGCCACTGGCTGGTCAGCTCATGCCCCTGCATCTCCATCTCCAGCAGCTTGCCGTAGCGGTTGAATTCGTCCATCCGCTCAAGCTCCGCGCAGAGTTGCGCCTCCTCGAGTTCCCGTTGGAATTGCTGGGCCTCGTCAGCCTCCTTGATTGCCTGGAGCTGCTCGGCCTTGCTCAGTTTCCTCGGTTTGCTGGGCAACTGCCTGACCGCGCCGCTCCTGCCGCCGCTCAATAGCGTCCGGCCGTCCTGAGCCTCGGAGCGGAAACCGGTATCATCGATCAGCCGCTGCGCCTCCGGGATGACCACCTGGTCGGCGATCGCCCGGGCGTGCGCGATCGTCTTCTTCCGCAGGTTCCCCTGCAGTTCGAGCTGCCGCTCAAGTACGGCCACATCGGCAGTGGAACCGAGGATGCGCGCGGCCGGATGCGTCTTCTCGACCCGCGACGCCTCGCAGATGAACGCGTCGGTCCGCTGGTCATAGACCAGCACCGAATCCCGGTGCTGCAGGTCGAAGCGCACGTAGACCTTATGGTTCCGGCCATACAGGGCCGGGTGATAATAGTAGTCGCCCTTGTCGAAGACCTTGACGCCGCGCCCGTAGATGGTGCGTTCCTCCCGTTTCATCATCAGGATGCGCAACGCCGTTTCGTCTACGCCGGGGCCGCGTCCGGCAGAGAACACTTCGATAGGCCGCTGCCCCGCCATGTGACTGCTCGGCCCCTGCCGGCGCGAGGCGTACAGATCGAACCAGGCGGCGATCGCCCGGTGGCTATCGATCAGCGTTGGCACATACCCCTGGCAGATCTTGTCGTTGATGCGCCGATGCAGCTTTTCGCCACGGTTCAGGTGGGCCGGCTTGGTGTCGATCGCGGTGCCGACGAAGGAGGGAGACAAACGTTCAAGCTCGCCGAACGTCTTGAAGAAACGTTCGATCGTTTTCGACTGGCCGTGATACGGCTTGGCGACGATCAACTGAATGCCGAGCCGCTGATACAGCCCCGGCAGCTCGGTCTGTTCGAAGTCGGTGCCGGTAAAGAACATTCCCTTGAACGCCCGGCCGTTATCCAGGTAGACGATCCGCGGGATCTTGCCCAGACTGATGATGGATCGCCGCAGCGCCGCTGAGATGGAAGCGGTGTTCTCGGTGGGCATGATCTCCCAGCCGAGCGGCATGTTGCTTTTCATATCGAAAAAGAGCACCAGCATCATGCGTTGATCTTTGCCGGTCCAGGGATTGACGATGCGGAAGTTTAGCACGTGCCCGTCGGCGACAACGATGTCGCCCACCTCGATACGATCGTAATCGCGCTCGACCCAGAACAGGCACTTGTCGTTCAGGCCCTTGTCGCCTTCGCGCCACCAGACCCATTCGTCGTAATTGATGGCGATCCAGTCATCGAGGAACCGGCGGTAGGTTGCCTCGGACAGGGTATCTATCCCCTTGTGGCGCATGATGTCCCGGGAGATCCTGATGATCTCGCTCTTCGGCCGGCTCTTGCCCTTCGGCTGACGGACGATGGCCAGGATAACCTGGGCCTGCAGCGGGGTGATGGTCCGCGCCCCCTTCTTCTTGCCCCGGCGGTCGGCCAGGGGCAGGCGGTTGCCGTCGCTCTTTTTCAGTTTGGCTTTCCACCCTTCGATGGTCTTCCAGGAGACCTCACCCAGTTCCTTGTACAGCTCGGGATAGGCGGCTCCGCTGTTGTAGCCGACCATGAAGGTTTCCCGCGCCCGGTCCTTCTTTCCCCAGGGGGCGGCCGACAGGGCCTGCAGATAGAGCTTCACCAGGGCCGCCTTGTAATGCGCCGACCGCTCCCGGGAGGCGTCCACGCCTTCAACAGCGGCCGGCAGCAGACACGCCGGCCCGGCCGGTACCAGGGCCTCGATCTCCTCTTTGTCCAGGATGGCGGTGCGGATTTCGTCCGGCAGCAGATAGGCCCGGTACATTTTCCGTGATCCGCCGCGCACCGTTTCCCAATAGAAAGACCAGTTCTCGCGGTCGGCTTTTCGTGCTATGCTGCGTTCTGTTTTTGGCAGAACCGGCAGATCAAGGGCCTGCAGCTCTTTGGCTGAATAGGCAGGTTTCATGACCTAGCCTCGCAGGTGCCGATCGTCCTGCAGGATATTCTTGAACGCCGCCTCCATCGCCTTGACCGTGTCGAACGGGCCGCTCTCCTTGCTCCACCCGCCGTTTTCGCTGCGCCGCCGGATGGTCATGGAGTTGCGGTCCATCCGGAACAGGGCGAACCCGGCTGCTTCGAGCTTGTTCATGTCGTCGCTGCCGCCCTGCAGCACCGGGTCTTTGATGGCGTCGCCGTCCTTGGCGATATCGGCCCGAAGCTGGTCGAGCGCCTGGACGATCGCGCCCCGTGACGTGTACTTGTAACCGGAATTGCGTTCCTTGATGATCTGCTGGGAGAGCAGCTCGAAGGCCTGCGCGAACTCGGCGCTGCATGTCCGCTCGACTTTTCTGAGTGCCACGCGGACGGTGTGCTGAATGTTCTCGCCGAGGTATTCCTTGACCGCCCGCTTGACATGGCTGGCGGTCACCTTGCCTCTCGGTGCGCGCTTCCGGGCTTCGTCCCAGACGAGCCTGACCTTTTCCGGGTATTCCTTGAGCCGTGTCAGCGGCCTGACCTGGGCCTCGTTCAGGGGTAAGGCGGTGTCGATCGGATCGTCGGGAGAATGTCTACAATTTGTAGACATTTCTCCTTCGCCCTGGATTTGCAGCTGATCATACACGGCTGACGCGTCGATGAGCTGGTGCGCCCGGCCCTTGGACATATCCCACAGTTCTTTGCAGTACTGCTCGAAGGTCCGCCCGCTTTCGGTCCGGTACAGTCGCAGCCGGTTAATCTCCGCCAGCGCTCGACCGACCCGGTAGAATGCGGCGAAATCCCTGACGATCGTACGCTCGTGTTCGGCCAGCACCATCTGTTCTCTGGCTGTTAATGGTTTCTCGGGCTCTTCACGTGGAATGATGTGGTCTGTCATTGTGCCGTTCTCTCCGTTGGTTGTTTCATGTCTTCAGGCAGATGCAGGTAATCGGCGGGGCAACCCGCGTCGAGCAGATACTGCAGAACCGCCCTGTTGTTCCTGATCCCTCTGAGCGTCTCGGTAACCTGGGTGTCGTGTGTAAAATCGAGCGCTTTCTGGATATCCACCTGGCGTATCCGGTTCAGCACCATCCAAGCCTTAGCCTTTATCCGCTCTCTGGTTTTTCCCGTCCCGCTCACAAATCCGCCTCCAGCTTCCGCATCTTCGCCCGTGATTCCCGAACCAGGTGGTACTCCTTGGCCCACAGCAGCAGCCTGATATCCTTTTCGTCGATTACCCGGCAGCCGATCGGCGTGGCCAGAACCTGCAGCGGCAGCACTGTCGCCCCGATCTCACAGAAGATCGCAAGGGCGCTGGGCGAGGGGATATGCTCGTGATCGTTCGGGTTCAGCCACTTTTCAAAGGTCGCCATCCGCAAGTGGTTTCCGTTGCCCTTCACCAACCGGACGCCGAACCGATCGGCCAGCCGGTTCATCAGATCCAGGAACTCCGCCCGCGATCGACCGCTGTCGGCCACCACCTGGGACATGCACTCTTTCAGCTCCCGGGTGATGTTGAAGCTCTTTCTGTCAAAAAGGTTGAGCTGCTTAACCATGCGACGCCCTCGTCGGTTTGCGCACCACCCTTTGGTTATGGGAATGGTTTGAAAAGACTGCCTGCCCCCT